ACCCAATGAGATGGAATACTATAAAGCTTTTGTAGAGAAGTACCCAAAACTAGGAAAATGGCATGATACTTTACAGACTGAAGCTATATCGAATGGTGTTGTTACTATGTATACCGGTCAGCAATTCGCTTTTCCGGATACTAGACGGCTTTCCAACGGAAATGCGTCAGGAGCACCGTCTATTAAGAATTATCCTGTCCAAGGTCTTGCAGGTGGTTGCGTTGTGCCGTTGGCACTCATTCACTTGCAAAACGAACTTACAAATAAAAGAGTTGCGTCTAAGATTATTAATACAGTCCACGACTCGATTGTTTTAGATGTATATCCTGGTGAAGAAGAGGTTGTAGCACGTATGACTTATGATGCTATGACTAAAGTAGACAAGCAGTTTGAGGAGCAATACAACGTCAGTTGGCAAGTTCCTTTAGCTGTGGATTTAGAAATAGGTAAAGATTGGTTAAATATGAAAGAATATAACTTGACTAACTCTGCCGAATGTAATATAAATTGATTTCCAAACATCAACAAGGAGTGTAAAATATGGAAACATTACCAGTTGTAAATTCAAATACAAATTTTGAAGATATCGCTAAACTAATAGGACAGGAAGAGCCAACAGGTTCTGCCACTAATATGTTCTATCTAAAAATAAACAGAGACCATGAAGACGATTCGGGTAATTCACTACCTGCAGGTTCTTGGTCTGTGTCGCTACCTGATAAAACAGTGTATGCAAAAGAGATTGACTTTCAAGTCTTTGTTCAAAGATATCAGTATCTTCACTATGATGCTGAGGCAAATGAGATGGTCAACAAATCTGTTATGGCTAAGAATTTATATCCACAAACAGAGATACCTGACATGTTAGGTACTTTTCGATGTGGTTCAGTTCCTGCCTCTCAGAGAGATACCTTGTCAGCTGATAAGGCTTTACAGCAGAAGGAGATTAAATGTTTTCGTATGCTATTTGGTAAAGCTACTTTTCTTAATGCAGTTGATGAGACAGGTGCAAAGGTAGAAGATGCAGTAGATGTTCCTATTCTATGGAGAGCAAGAGGTAGTAACTTTATGCCTATTTCTGTTCCTATGGATGCTTTGACTGCTCAGAAGAAGCCTTTCATATTCTATAAACTACATGCTTCTTTGGATAAGAAGAAGAATGGTGGCTTGGTTTATTATGTTGGTAAATTTGACAATGCTCCCAAGCTAGTTGATTTTACTCCCGAAGACCAAGATACCTTAGCGTATTTTATGGATTACATAAACGGAGAGAACACTAAGGTTATTAAGGAATATGATGATTCACTGCGTAAGCAGGGAAGAATGGTAGACCAAGAAGCAACTACTGTGACCTCTGACGACGTTCTAAATGATGACTTACCTGAGTCATTAACAGGATGAATACCAAACAAGCCGCTATCGTTTCGTTCCTTTCAAAGGCGGTTAAAGGGGAGGCAGAAATGCCTCCTCACATTTTGGACGAGTTTGCAGACAACTGCAGACAAGCATTAAATAAACAGTTTAACGAACAACGAGGAGACTTTAGACTACGTATGAGTAACGTAGGTAAACCTCTTTGCCAATTACAGATGCAGGCAGAAGGTGTCAAAGAAGATACTCCTACTTATGATTTCAAGATGCGTATGGCAATGGGAGATGTATTAGAGGCTCTTATGATTGCAGTTATACAAGCATCAGGCATAGAGATAAAAAATACACATGGTAAAGTAACATTACCGATTGATAAAAAAAATTCTATTGAGGGAGAATTTGATATTGAATTAGACGATGGCATTTACGATATAAAGACTGCATCGCCTTTTGCTTTTGAGAACAAATTCAAACCTGATGATGCGTATGAAAGAATTAAAAGCTCTGATGCTTTTGGTTATGTTACGCAAGGTCACGGCTATGGTATGGCTAGTGATAAACCATTTAAAGGGTGGATTGCATTAAATAAATCCACTGGCGAAATAGCGATTGCAGAAGCACAGAACACAACAAAAGAAAAGGAGGAAGTTCATGCTAAGATACAACACGCTTTTAAATCAATATCTAAAGGAAAGTCTTTTCGAAGGTGTTTCACCGATGTCGAGGAAGTCTTTTATAAGAAACCTACAGGTAATAGGACCTTGGGGATTGAGTGCAGTTATTGTCCCTACAAAACAAACTGCTGGAAAGACCTCGAGTTCAAAAGACAATTACCAAGCAAAGGAAGAAACCCAAAATGGGTCTGGTACACACACATTACGGAAGAGTGGCGTGCTGATGACGCTTCAGTATAAAGGTACTGATGGTTCTTCTATTGCAAAAATAATTAAACTAAGCAGAGAGAAAGCAAATGCCTTCATCGAAGAACTCAACAACGAAGTCCCTTTTCCAAGCCTCGAAGCGGAAGGTCAAACAATCACCATCCCAGCGAAAAACATCACCGAAATCCGTATTGAAGAAGAAGATGTCAACGAGGTCAGCGAAAGCAAAAGGAAGAAAACTTCAAACGTGGGTGGCGGAGAAACTCCTAAATCTACTTAAAAGTGTAACTAACTTGGACATCAAATCCACTCCTATGGGAGTTAATGGGGCTGATGTCCAATTATCTACAGTCGCATATAAGCAATTTCCGTACAACATTGAGTGTAAGAATACAGAACGAATGACAACTATATATAATTATTATGAACAAGCTGTGGGGCATGGAAACTCAGGAGAGCCTCTTCTTATTATAAAAATGAATAGACAAAAGCCTCTAGCTATAGTAGATGCAGAACATTTTATGGAGAAAGTTACATGTCAGAAAACAAAATAAAATTAAATAAAGGAGATTCTGCTATTATAATCAGACACTTAGACCAAGGTTTTGATGTAGAGATTTACCATAGTCATGATAGAAATTTGTTGACAGAAGAAGACACTATGTTTTATGCTCTACTTACAAGGGGCATGGTACATACTGCTATAACGGATACCGACCAAGTACTCGAAGATGGAAGATTAAGTATAAATGAAGAAACAATAAATTCACAGGTGACATTACATTGATGAGACACATGGAGTACATGAAGATGAAATTGGAAGAACAAAAAGATATGGTGAACAGTCCTGCTCACTATAATGACTTTGGCATTGAGTGCATTGATGCTATAGAAGCCGCCACTGGTAGTGAGTTTAAAGCTTACTTACAAGGTAATATATTGAAATATCTGTGGAGGTATAAATATAAAGGCAAGCCTTTGGAAGACTTGCAGAAAGCCGAGTGGTATTTATCTCGCTTAATTACAGTGGTGAAAAATGAGAAAGTCAAAAATAACGATTAGAGTGTCTGCTGAAGTAGACACCGAAGAGTTCACACTTGACAAGGAAGAACTTCCATATATATTGGAAGATATGCTAACTGACCTATTTCATGAGATAATAGGTATGAAAACAAAAGACATAACTATAAAGGTATTAAGATGAAAAGCAACGTAACTTTACCCACGTATTATCAACAATTTATTCACAAATCTAGGTATGCTAGATGGCTTGATGATGAAAATAGAAGAGAAGAATGGAACGAAACTGTAGATAGATATGTATCTTACATGAGTTCACATCTTTTGAAGAAGCACAAATATACTATGCCTGAGCAAGTCAAAGAAGAATTATATGATGCTATACTTCACTCTGAAGTTATGCCCTCTATGAGAGCTATGATGACATCAGGTAAAGCATTAGAGCGAGATAACACTGCAGGATATAACTGTTCTTATTTGCCAGTAGATGACCCAAAAGCATTTGATGAAGCTATGTACATATTAATGTGTGGTACTGGTGTAGGCTTCTCTGTAGAGAGGGACTGCATAAATAAATTACCAGAAGTGCCTGGACTATTGTTTGATACAGAAGAAACTATTATTGTAAAAGATAGCAAAGAGGGCTGGGCGAAAGCTTTTCGTAAGTTACTAGCTTTATTATGGGCAGGAGAAATACCTAATTGGGACTTATCTTTAATTAGACCTGCAGGTGCAAAGCTAAAGATATTTGGTGGTAGGGCATCTGGACCAACTCCGTTAGATAATTTATTTAGGTTCACAGTAAAAATATTTAAAGAGGCTAAAGGCAGAAAATTATCTAGCATAGAGTGCCATGACCTTATGTGTAAAGTTGGAGAAGTAGTTGTCTCTGGTGGTGTCAGACGTTCTGCTATGATTAGTTTGTCTAACTTGTCTGATGGCAGAATGAGACATGCTAAAACTGGTGAATTTTATAAGACTGAGCCTCAAAGACAAATGTCAAATAATTCAGTAGCTTACACGGATAAGCCAGACTCGTATACATTTATGAGAGAATGGCTTTCACTTGCTGAGTCTGGTACTGGAGAGAGAGGTATGTTTTATCGTGGGGCGGCTCAAAATAAAGCAGCTGAGAATGGTAGACGAGACTCTAATTATGATTTTGGTACTAATCCATGTAGCGAGATTATATTGCGTCCATACCAATTCTGTAACTTGTCTGAGATAATTGTACGTGGTACGGATACTGTTAAAGATTTGGAGAAAAAAGTTCGTTTAGCTACTATAATAGGTACTTTTCAATCTACACTAACTCACTTTCCATACTTACGTAAGATATGGCATACAAATACTGCAGAAGAGAGGTTGCTTGGCGTGTCCATGACAGGTATAATGGACAACGCTATTACTAATGGTAAAGATGCTAAGACTGACTTGAATAAAATTTTAACTAAGCTTAAGCAAGTGGCAGTAGACACTAATAAAGAGTTTGCTGATTCACTTGGCATTCCACAGTCAACGGCTATTACTTGCGTAAAGCCATCTGGAACAGTTTCACAACTCACAGATTCTGCGTCTGGTATTCATGCAAGACATAGTCAGTATTACATACGTACTGTTCGTGGAGATAAGAAAGACCCACTTACACAGTTTATGATGGACCAAAACATACCATGGGAAACTGATGGATGGAGTCAAAGTAATGCTGTATTTAGCTTTCCTATAAAAGCTCCTGATATGTGTGTGACTAGAGATGATATGTCTGCTATTGAACAATTAGAGTTTTGGAAGGTGTATGCAATGCATTGGTGTGAGCACAAGCCATCGGTAACTATATCTGTAGGTAAAGATGAGTGGCTTGATACTGGGGCTTGGATATATAAAAACTTTAATATAGCTTCGGGCTTGTCTTTCCTGCCAAGAAGTGATATGGTCTATGAACAAGCTCCTTATCAAGATTGTGATGAAGCACACTATAAAGAGTTTTTAACTAAGATGCCTGAGTTTATTGATTGGACAAAACTTGCTGATTATGAACAAGAAGATAATACTATAGGTAATCAAACATTAGCTTGCACAGCAGATAGCTGTGAAATAGTTGATATAGTTAATTAGGAGATAATATGGCTACTGTTGACAGATTCTACGTACAAGGTCAGAGAGACTTTTATAGAACAAAGAAAACTAAGTCTATTATACATGAGTCCACTAATCCATTTAGTCCCTCTTCGTTTAGAGGGAAAGAATGGTTAAGAGGATTTAACAAAAGTTACTTTAACAATAAGGAGAAAATAAGTGCGAGATTTAATAATAAGTGCACTAAAGTCTAAGCTGATAGGGCGGATGAATGGGCATGCCGCTAATATAGAGG